TGCGCCGCACGCGGCGCCCAAATCTAAGTTAATCGCAACGCATTTCCTCCGCTTGCACGCAAGCTGAAGACCGCTCCCACCTTCCGCAATGAGCTGGCAAGACCAAGTCGACGACATGCTGGAGACGCTGCTCGATCTGGATACCGGATTCGGAGCGCCCTACGTTTACACCTTCAGCGGTGGCAACTCGATCGCTCTGTCCGGATACTTCAACGCCGCTTATCAGAACGTCAAGCTCGACGGCTACGGCAGCACAATCACGACGGTCCACCCGGTGCTGGGCGTCCGGCTGGCGGACTTCGCTGGCACTGCGGGTCCCGTGCAGGACGACACGGTGGTCGTCAACGGTGTGAACTACGCCATCTGGGATGTGCAGCCGGACAAACAGGGCGACCTGGTGAACAAGAACGGCGGCGCGCTCCTGCTCTTGAAGAAACTCTGATGCCCACTGATCATCCCCGGTCTGTGATCCGGGATTACATCGCCGCGGGTCTGGTGAGCGCGTCAACGCTGGCTGGCACGAACGTCTTCGCTGACCGGATTGAACCGGTCAGCGACAACTGGTCGCCTGCGATCTTCGTGCACACGCCCAGCGAGTCTGTGGATCAGAAGGACTCGTGGGTATCAAATGATCCTGACAGCCCGGGCCGGCTCACTCGCGAGCTGGCGCTTGCGGTGGCCGGCATCATGGAGATGCCCCGCTCTGGCGTCCCCATCGACCGGCAGCTCGATCAGCTCGCATACCAGATCGAAGCATTCATGGACTCCGATCAGACGCTGGGCGGCAACGCTTCGAAGTCGCTGCTCCAGAGCAGCACGGTTACACTCAAGCCCGGTGGCGTCGACGCAGTGGCGATGGTGCAGCTCGTCTACACGGTCACCTACTACACCGAGACCATTACGGATCCCCGCGTGGACGGCGTCCAGCCCACGGAGGTCTTCGTTGGCTTTGCTCCGGACATCGGTGCTGCGCATCAGGCGGATTACATCGAAGTGGTGGGCGGCTAAGACGTGCTGGACCTTCTGATTCAACGCGGCGCCAGGACCGGCGACCTGCAGGATCCGGACACGGCGCGGCTCAACCAGCGGGTGAGCAATCTGATTCATCGCGGCCTGGTCGTGTCTGTGGACCTGCAAAGCGCACTGGCGACCGTGCAAGTGGGAGAAGTCCAGACCGCGGCGCTGCCCTGGCTGATTACGCGCGCCGGCGGCGACATCACCTGGTGGGCGCCGGAGGCTGGCGAGCATGTCGCGATCCTCTGTCCGGGTGGAAGCCTGTCGCAAGGCGTCATTATCGGCTCGCTGTATTCCGGCTCGAAGCCGGCGCCATCGAACAGCGCGGATCAGCATGTCACGAAGTACTCCGATGGCACGACGATTACTTACGACCGCGCGGCCCACACGTTCACGATTCAGGCGGTGGGCGCGGTGACGATCAACATTCAGGGCAACGCCACGCTCACCGCACAGGCTGTGGCAGTGAACGCACAGAATGGCCTGACGCTTACCGGCGCGCTAACGGTCGATGGCGATCTCACGCTGAACGGGAAGGTGGCCGGCACGCTGAAAGTGGCCGGCAACGTGCGCGCCACGGGCGCAGTGGCACAGTCGATTCCGCTTGCACAACTATGATTGGCATGAACGTGGACACCGGCGCAGAGCTCGCCGGCTTCAGTCATCTTGAGCAGAGCATCCGTGACATCCTTCTGACGCCGAAGGGCAGTCGGGTGATGTTGCGCGACTACGGCTCGGATCTGTTCGCGCTGATCGACCAGCCGCTGAACGAAAGCACCAAGATGGCGATCACGGCGGCCACGGTAGGCGCGCTGTCCACGTGGGAGCCGCGGATTCAGGTGCAGAGCGTAACTGTCACCGCTGAACCCGCAGGGGGGTCGATCTTGATCGCACTGACCGCGCAGTACTTGCCTGACGGGCAAACCATCACGATCGAAGGCCTGAAACTTTCATGAGCCGCTTCAACCTGATCGACCTTTCGACGCTGACGCCGCCGGATGTGGTGGAGACGATCGATTTCGAGTCGATCAAGCTCGACATCCTCCAGGATTTGGTGATGCGCGATCCGTCGTTTTCCGCGCTGCTCGAGTCGGATCCGGCCGTCAAGCTGGTGGAGGCTTTTGCATACCGGGAGATGATGTTGCGCCAGCGGATCAACGACGCCGCGAACTCGAGCATGCTGGCCAGGGCGTTGGGTTGTGACCTGGACAATCTGGCAGCGCTGTTCGGCATCGAGCGCATGACGATCACGGACGCGCAGGGCAACGTGACGACAGAGACGGACGACCGGCTGCGCCTGCGCGCGCAACTCGCACCGGATGCTTTCTCGTGCGCCGGTCCGGGCAACGCTTACATTTGCTTTGCGTTCTCTGCCGACCTACGCGTGTCGAATGCCAGTGCGTTCTCGCCGGCACCCGGCAATGTCGTTGTGACTATCTACAGCACCGATAACGGCGGCGCTGCTTCGCCGGACCTGCTGGCCGCGGTGTCTGCCGCGCTCAACGCGGATGATGTCCGGCCGCTGACCGATGCGGTGGAGGTGCAGGGCGCCCAGATCCAACATTATTTGATAGCGGCGACGGTGACGCTATACCCGGGACCGGACGCGAGTGCTGTCACCACGGCGATCACAAACGCGCTCACGGCCTACACGCAGAACGTTCAACGGCTGGGCTACGGGGTGACGCTTGCCGGGTTGTACGGTGCTCTGGACCAGGCCGGCGTCCAAAACGCGACGATTCAGGCGCCGGTCACCGACGTTGCTGGTGATCCGTACAAGATCAACGTCTGCGACGGCGTGACGGTCACTGTTGCCCCGGTGAGGACTGAATGAGCGACGTCCCCTCGGTGTTGCCGCCCAACGCGACGCTGTTTGAGCGGAACGTGGAGAGCTCGGGATGGCGACTGCGCGACGACGGTCCGGTCGGCATCCGGTCGCTTTGGAATCCGCAGGCGATTCCCGCGGCGTTGTTGCCCTGGCTCGCCTGGGCCTTGGGCGTCGATGCGTGGGACGCCGCGTGGGATGAGGCGAAGAAGCGCGCGGTAGTTGGCTCTGCCCTCGCGGATCATCGGGTCGACGGAACCCTCGCCGGTGTTCGACGGGTGACGGGGCTTTATGGCGGCACGGTGACGAACGTCGTCCGGCCACCATGCCAGCTTTACTATGGCGCGGCGCAAACGCAGGCAGAAAAGGACGCGGCGCTGGCTGTCTATCCGCAACTGATCCTGCGCAGTGACAATGATCCGTTTCCCGTGCCGGATGGGAGAACGCACTCCAGGCGACCGCGCTCGCCATGTTGGGGACGACGGCGATTCTGGCCGGCAACGGCAGTGGTGGATTTGCTTCTGTAGCCATCGGTGCCGGGCTCAGTTACGCGAACGGCATACTGAGCGCGCCCACGCTTACGTGGAGCGCGAAAAGCGCTTCGTTTGCCGCAGCGCTGCAAAACGGCTACTACGTGACGGTGGCCGGAGTTGTCGCAACACTGCCTGCAGGAACAACAGACGGACAGCAGGTGCTTTTCATCAACGGGCTTACCGGTGCGAGCACGTTCACCATCGTTCCATCCTCTGGACAGAAAGTGATGGGCGATTCGAACGGGCTGACCGTGGATATCACCTACGGTGGATTCGCACTGATCTACTTTGCGGCGACGAGCGATTGGAGGATCTTCTAATATGAAACGCGTTGTCTTCTGCCTATTCTTCTTGAGCGTGCTTGCCTGTGCGCAAACATCGCTGTCAACGCTCCTCAAGAGCAAGACAGTCACAAAACAGCAAATCTTTCTGACCTCCGGGACCTTCACGCCATCGGCGAATCTCGTCGCTTTGGGCGGTTGGGTAGACGTGATCGCAATTGGCGGCGGCGGTGGTGGCGGTAGTTTGGGCGCTGGATATGCGCAAGGCGGAAGCGCTGGAAAGTACATTCATCAGATGGTCCAGGCCACCGCCGCGCAAACGGTGACCATCGGCGCGGGTGGAAACGGCGCCAGCACCGGAAGCGGGGGTGCAGGCGGTACTACTTCTCTTGGAGCGCTACTCACGGCGGCTGGAGGAACAGGCGGAGCCTCGAGTAGTTCGAACGCGCTTCAAGGCGGAAACGGAGCGGGCGGGCCTGGATACGGGGCGACTACTTCCGTGTCTGGGTCTGGCGGACTCTGTCTGAACGGGTATGCTGGCGGCGGAGGAAGCAGCGGTGGAGTCGCCGGACTTGGTGCGTGCGGTGCGGGAAATGGCAATTCCAGCGGAACCGGTGGCACAGCGACGGCGAACACAGGCTCAGGCGGCGGCGCTGGTACTTCGTCTGGCGGCAACGGCGGTTCTGGAATCGTGATCGTGACGTGGCAGGAGTAGAGAGGACATCATGAAAATCATCAACACTGCTCTGCTTGTGCTTCTTATGCCGTTCTGCGCCATGGCTGCATCCGAAACCGTTTATGCCGTCATCCAGGATGGTGTGGTAATCAACACGATTGTTGCCGATCAGGCGTTCATCGATCAGCACTATCCCGGCTCGCCTCGCATCGACAACGTCACGCCGCAGCCCGGCATCGGCTGGGGCTATGACGGCGCCACATGGACGGCACCGCAAACGTTCGCCATCGTAACCGCCGGGACCGTCACCCAGGTTGTGACGGGCCTGCCGTCCAAGATCGGCGTTCAGTATCCCGGCGCCATCCGCATCGACAACCTGAGCCCGGTGCCAGAGGTCGGCTGGACCCACGACGGATCCACATTCGCTCCGCCCTCGAAGTAACACGCGCGCTTTCCGCGCTTTTCTATCCTCAACTCGCTATGTTCCGGCCGGCCTGAACCGGCCTGAACCGGCGTAAATCACTCAAAGGAGAGAATCTCTTATGCCAGGAAATCAGTTCCTGCACGGCGCCGAAGTTCTGCAAATCGACACCGGCTCGCGGCCGATCACGACCCCGTCCTCGGCGGTGATTGGCCTGATCGGCTCCGCACCGTTCGGGCCGCTCAACACTCCAACACTCATCAGCGGCAGCCAGTCGCTCGCAACCCAGACCTTCGGGCCTGCTGGCTACGGCTTCACGATTCCGGATGCGCTGGCTGCGATCTTTGCGCAGTGCGGCGCCCAGGTGGTTGTCGTCAACGTGGCAGACCCGGGCGACAACACGCTGCAAACCAGCGTCGCTGCCGCGCCGCTCACGTTCAGCTCGCTGGGCCAGATCCAGCTTCCTCACCTTGCGGCGTCGGCGGTTGCGCTCACGGGCCCGGTGACGGCGCCCATGACGTTCCAGGGTGCCGCTTTGCCATTGCCTGTGGGCGCCAGCGCGCCGGTCGTGAAGTCCGCCGACGGCACGAAGACCTACGCTCTGACGACCGACTACACGTTTGCCGGCGGTACGATCACGCAGGTTGGCGGTGGCAGCATGCTTGCGAACCAGGCGGTGCTGGTGACTTACACCATCGCTGGCATCACTGCCGGTACCGACTACACGGTCGCGGCGCAGACCGGACTGATCACGCTCATCAGCGGCGGAAAGATCGCAGCCAATGCCACACTTAACCTGGCATACAGTTACCTCGACCCGACCAAGGTGACGCAGGCTGCGGCGGCCGGCGGCACGAACGCCACCACGGGCGCATACACTGGCGCGCAGGCGTTGCTCGCCGCGGCGAGCGTTGCAGGCGTCACCCCGCGCATTCTTTGCGCGCCGGGTTTTACCGGCATCAAGACGGGCACTACGGCCAACGCGGTCATCGCCGCGCTGTCTGCCGTCGCTGACAAGCTGCGCGCCATCGTCGTGGCCGACGGACCCAGCGCCGCCAATGGCCCACTCACTACCGACGCCTCGGCGATCAGCTTCCGCAACGACTGGGGCTCCAAGCGCATCTTCCTGGTCGACCCGGGCGTAATCCGCTTGAACCCGGTCACGGGCGTTAACGACACGCAGGCGGCCTCCGGCTATGTCGCTGGCCTCATCGCGAACCAGGATGCCACCAACGGCTTCTGGTTCTCGCCGTCGAATCAAGTGCTCAACGGCGTTCTGGGCACCAATCGCCCGGTGGACTTCGCCATGGGCGATTACTCCAGCCGCGCGAATCTCCTCAACCAGAACGACATCACAACGGTGATCTACCAGCAGGGCTACCGGCTGTGGGGTAACCGGACGTGCTCTGCCGACCCGCAATGGACATTCCTGTCGGTCGTCCGTACCGCCGACATGATCAACGACGCGATCCTGGCTAGCTTCCTCTGGGCTGTGGACCGCAACATCACCAAGACCTTCCTCACGGACGTCGTCGACGGCGTCAACTCCTACCTGCGCAGCTTGCAGGCCGAGGGCGCCATCATTGACGGCAAGGCCTGGGCC